ATGAGCACAGTGAGCTTGATGTGGATGGCGAAGACGGACACCGGATGGCGTAGGTTTCCGGTTGTCAAGGCAAAGAATGGACGCGTCCAGAAGGGCGTGGCCTTGGTGGACGGCAAGCCAACGACGCTACCAGACGGCCATTTTGAAATGAGGTTTTACGAAGGACGCCAGGCCCGGTACAAGAATGTCGGCGACGACCCTACTGAGGCACTGAATTTGATGGCTACGTTTGCTAAGCAGCGCGAGGCTCGCGCCTCCGCTTCTGCTGCTGGGTTGACCGTGGCCGAGCCCGAGGAGACCCGGAGGACGATTACTAAAGAGTCGAAGCGCTGGGTGAAGGACGCAGAGGATCGCAACGCGATGGAAGCGGCCGAGGTCAACCGAGTAGCCATGTCCGAGTTCGTCCAAGCCAACCCCGGCCTCGTTTACGTGGACGAAATCACTGCGGAGCACGCGAAGCGCTACTGGGCTTGGCTGCGGAAGCAAGGACTCGGCGACCGCACGATTTACAATCGCCACATGCGGCTAACCGGCTTTCTCAAGTTCGCAGATGTCGAATATAAGAAGTGGAAACTGCGCGCACCCAAGTATGAGAAAAAGCTGCCCGACGTCTACACGGACGATCAGGTCGCCTCACTAATGCAGGCGTGCAAGCGTGATTACCACCGCGTGCTTATCCAAGTACTCGCAAAGACAGGTCTGCGCGATCAGGAATTGATGCACCTCGAATGGTCCGACCTGGATTTGAAGGCCGGTACATTGCGCGTGCGCGGCAAGGCCGCCTACGACTGGAATATTAAAGATTATGAACAACGGGAAATTCCACTTCCGGCTGAGCTGGTGAAACTACTCAAATCATGGCGCGAGGCAAATCCAAAGGCCGTGCTGGTGCTGCCGAGTGCCGGAGGCAAGCCGAACGGTAAACTTCTGCTGATGCTCAAGGGCATCAGCAAACGTGCAGGTGTAGCGTTTGCTACGCTGCACAGGTTCCGCAGATCATACTGTACAAACCTATTGCGTGGTGGCGTTGACCTTCGCACCGTCCAGTCATTTATGGGTCATTCAGACCTAGCATCCACGATGCGGTATCTAACCCCGGCGACCGGCGAGGAGGTCCGCGACAAAATCAACGCGATACTCGGCAAGTAATTGACTATCTGACACTTACCTTGTCTTACGGAACTTAGAATTCAGAGCCGGGTGTTATAATAAGAATATTGGGTAAGCTACAAAGTGCAGAGCTGAAAACTGCAGGGTATGGTATCGCGGTACTCCCAGCCGCGCGAGCATCGCTCAGGGCCAACCCCACCGACCGCGTAACCTCATGGACCGCAAGCGCCGGAAAACATTCACTACAGGATGTTTACGCAGCGTGGCAGCAATCAAGGCAGTTAAAGCAGTAATCCCCTTTCCCTTTCCGGCGGCTCATGTCGACATACCAACTGCAATCGAGAAGATCGGCCGCTATCTGACGGCGCGGGACCTCTCCGGATACCTCGCTATTTCATACGAGCACATATTGAGGATGGCAAAAGCAGGCAAGATCCCGTGCGCCCGCATTGGTGGGAGCGTCCGTTTCGATCCAGTTTCGATCGCGACGTGGCTTCGCCAGAGGGCGGCCTGAACTTGGTGGCACAGAAGCGAACCCGGCTTCGGCCGGGCGCATATTCCTGCCTTGAGGTACTCGAAAGCGCCTATATATATCGATATATATAAATATCTCAAAGAACTAAGTTTCCTACTGCTACAACAACTTGCATGGATTTCCACAACCAACTGTCGGATTTAGTCGAAATCGAATAATACTAATCAGGAGGGAAGGGCAAAACTCTTTAGAATACTACGTATCCATAACTCCAACCCAGCCGCTCGGCGCGGCACATTCCCCGGCACCCTCTGCCGGTGACCCCAAGGAACATAATGACTTCTTCAACTCCCGCCATCGACCGTTTCCACGGTAAGTACACAGTGAACCCAGCAACAAAATGCCACGAATGGACCGGATCGATCTCGTCGCAAGCCGGATACCCAACGATTGGAATCGGACGCTCGAAACCGGAATACGCGTATCGCGTTGCCTGGACGGCGGCGAACGGTCCAATGCCAACCACGCCACCGCCCGACGGAAGCTGGCGATGGGAACTTCATCACGATTGCGAGAACAAGCGATGCGTAAATGCCGATCACGTTGTTCTTCTCACCAACAAACAACATGCTGCGCGGCACAAGGCTTTGCGCGCTGCTCGGGCTGCACAGTCCATGCTGGAGGCAGCATAGTCATGCCCCTAACTTCGCACGACATCGCCACAGCTCACCAAGATTTCCAGACTGCGCTTGCTGAACTGCAAGCGTCCGTTGCGACACTAGAGAACATCATTGAGGGTCTGGAACCCAAGTCTGTTCGCTATGCGGTCGCGCAAGCGACTCTGCACGCCGATCTGCTTCACAATGCGTATCTGATTGACAAGTTGACGGCCCAGATAGATACGGTTGTGGCCCGATACAGCCGCCAGTAGTTTCCTTCGTCTCTGCCCTGCAAGTTCCCATTCCCGCCACGACCTGCACTGACCGGCTTCCTAACTTCCCCGAAAGGCCCTCCATGTCTGCTATCCGCCCGACCGATTCCGATGCTGTCTCCATTGAACTTGTTCCCGTGTCTGCTGCGCGCGAGCTGTCCCACCGAACCGGACTATCCCTCCGACCTGCCCGCAAGGTCATGGATGACTTCGTTGCTGGTGTCCCCTATGCCCGCGAGATCGTCAATTCATGGCGATTCCGGTTCCCTGTTCGCGAGGTCACGCCAGATGAGTTTCGGGCAATGCAGGAAAGATCGGCGGTTTACTGTGGGTAACCCGCTGGATTCGCTATACGCAGCCTATGCCTCTGGTGGGTCGACTCCGGCTGCTAATGCCCTGTTCTCTGCATTGACCAGCAAGGCCAAGCGTGCCGTCTATGCCAAGGCACCTGACTGCGCTGATGATGTCGCACAGGATGCAGTTCTCGCGGCGTGGCAGGCATTGCCAAGCTTCGACCCTGCGAAATCAAGTATCTCAACATGGTTCTCACGGATCGTCGATCGGACCTTGGCCGATCACTTTCGCAGCGTCTACCGAGAGGCTGAACTGTTCGATCACGGCGTCGATGTCGAGCGCATCGAGCTAGCAGACACCCTCCATGATATCGACATTGAGGCAATCCGCGAGGCTGCTGGTGAGAGCAACGCGTGTCTCGTCGATCTTCTACTGTCGGGCTGCACATACGCCGAGGCCGCTGCCGAGCTAGGCTGCACAGCTAAGGCAGTGGAATCCCGGATACAGAGGATTCGTGATCGCGTTAGACGTTAGACAGGCCGGGCGGCTTCGGTCGCCCAGGCCCCGTAATCAATCAAATTGCCCAGGCTATCTAGCTTCTCTAAGTAATACATTGAAAACCAGGATCCACTACAAACCCGACTGGTCATGGCGATGGCTTATCCGGGAGGCTAGTCTCTCGACTCGGTAGCTCTTCCAGATACCTAGTCGCCGCGGCCGCGCTTAGACGCGGACCGGGCGCATAGTTTCTCAACTTTACTCCCCATAACTCAGCTTCACGTTAGTTTCATAGCATTACTTCTCAGGTCCTAACCTGACTAGTTTGCTTAGCTTTACGGGGTCGGGGTGAATGCCGTCAGGCAGAGGGGGTCGGAACGGACCCCCTACGGTATCCAGCTTAGTTTGACGCTAAGCTTTCACGATGTAGTTTCTTAATTAGGCTCAATAGCATGGGCAATTCAGGAGTTTGAATGGCAGCTCGCATCAAGATCGAAGATGTAGTTGGACAGCCTATTGCTGGCAGCCCCTTAGTGATTACCGGACCCGCAGGAGTTGATAGCCACGGCTCCAGACTCGTCACTGTAGACTGCTCACGGTGCGGCTCATCCGGCACGGTTCACAGGCTGTCGCGCGTGATCAATGCCGAGATCACCAGTTGCAGTTGTGCAGAGCGTGATGCCCACGCGGCCTACCGCCAACGCGGCGTGGACAGCTTGTCCACGGCTCAACGAATCGCCGTTTACGAATCCGTAGAGTCTGGCATTCCGGTGGCCAAGATCGCCACGAAATACGGCAGGGACAGGTACACTATTAACGCGTGCTGGCAGCAAGAACAAGCTCGTGTTGATGCGCTGTCTGATTCAGTACAATCTGCCATCGTCTGGCTGGGCCTCTCCGGTTCCTCTTATGCCGTCATCGCCCGCCGGTTCGGAATAGGAATTCATGCCGTCGCGAAGGTTATCTCAGCGTGGAAGCGTAGGCAGGGCGCTGCGAACCCCTGGCACGCTTCCATGGAGTACCTGCTCGAATCGAAGATACTTTCGGCTGTGTGTGCAGCCGCAGAAGCGAAGAGTCGCACCTTCCGTCGTGGCGAGTACCTCTCTGACCAGTTCATGACAGGCAGCCGCGCCAAGCAATCGGCGTATGGCCCTGCTTACGAGACGCTGCTCGAATACGATCCTGCGGTATTCACTCCGTATTTCAGAGCGAAGGCAATCGAATTCCTGAAGGCTTGCAGGTTCACTCAGGATTGCCGTGCAGAACGTAAACGCAAGCACGCGTCTGTTCAAGTGCCAGTATCAACGATGCCTGAGCCATCTGATCCATCAGAGCTTGCCGCAGCGTAATAAACCTCCGTTACCCGAGTGTTTTTCCTGCTCAATTACGAATATAGATATAGAGGCTCCGATGTCGGATTACTACGCGCTTAGCCGAGAGCTACAGGCAGTCAAAGCCGAGGTGGACAATACGGCCATCATGCAGGGCGATCAGCTCGCCGATGTCCAGCGCGACATTAACCGTATTCTCCGACATCTCGGCCTTGCTGTCCGTCACGTCCCTTCGCGGGCCTTCTACGAGCCATCGTGCGCGGCAGATTGCGAAGACTACGACGTTATCGAGTTTCCCAAGCAGCCAGCAGCTTGAGCCGCGGTTACCCTTATGGGCGGCAGATGACAATGGCTGGTATCGGCGGGCTGGATGACTCCAGCTCGCTTTCTTTTCCATTCCCACCAACCCGGTATCGGCTGCGGCCATCAGCGCCGCGCCGCCGGGCTCAAGATCCGACCTTCCCGAAAGGCAGCATGAACCCATTTGAGAAAGTGCTACACGATATCGGCCATGGCGTTGAATGGACCGCGAAGGAACTTGGCAAGGCATTCGCCGACCTACCGAAGATCATCACGTTGACCGATGATGCAGAGAAAGCCGCATCGGATGCGCTGCCTAAGACCATCGCCGTCGTGCAGGACGCAGGACAGCTGGCAACTGCATCTGTGAAGGATTCAGGCCAGTTCGTAGCAGACCTTACTGCGCTAGGTGCGGCCATCGCGGCCGCCTATACAGCGAAAGCCTTCATTGCCGATGATCTATCCGTAGCCACAGCGTTTGAGAAGCTCTGCGCCGACTTTAATGAATCCACATTCGCAGACTTAATCGCTGCGTGGAACAAGCTCGTTACCGACACGAAAGCACTTGATGCAACCGTGATCGCAGACCTTCAGAAGCTCGAATCCGACGCAAAGCAATAGCCATGCCGCAGCTTGCGAAACGTCCGTGTAGCAGCCCTGGATGTCCAAAGTTAGTCGACAGTCGATACTGCGAGCAGCATCAGAAGCATAGCACTTGGAATCACGAAGGTAAGAAAACGACGCAACGTGGACTTGGACACGATTACAGAAAGTCCCGAGCCATAGCACTACGGCGTGATAGTTACCTCTGTGTCGACTGTATGGCAAAAGGCAGACCCACTCCAGCGGTCCTGACGCATCACGTACAGCGCAGAGCGGACGGCATTGACAACAGCCCCGAGAACCTCGTGAGCTTGTGCAAAGAATGTCACGATGCCAGACACAAGCAGCCTGCCTGACCCCTAGGGGGTAGTACGAATCCCTTCCAGCACGATCCTCCGTGACCGTATCAGCAGCTCCATTTTCATACCCGCGAATTGAACCTCGGGGGTATCGAGCCAAGTAAATGAAGATAACCGACCTACAACCTGATCGCCAGAACACGAACAGAGGTTCGAAGCGCGGGGCTATCGCCATCACCGAAAGCCTCAAGCGTTACGGTGCCGGGCGCTCCATCGTCCTGGACAAGAACGGTGCCGTAATCGCGGGCAATCAGACGGTAAAGAACGCGCAGGCCGCCGGTATCAAAGACGTGCAGGTCGTGAAGTCTGACGGCACGAAACTGATCGCCGTACAGCGAACAGACCTCGATATTAACGACCCAAAGGCGCGAGAACTAGCCATCGCCGACAACCGTACTGGCGAGCTATCCCTTACGTGGGATGGTCCAGCCCTGGCCGATATGGCCGATGAACTGGAGCTCCAGCCGTTCTTCGCAGCGCATGAACTGGCTGAGATCATCGGTACGTCAGAGCCGTGTGCAAATGACGCTGCGGCCGAGTATTCGGGGATGCCAGAGTATACGTCGGACGATCAAACCGGTGTGCGCCAAATCATAGTCCATTTCAAGACGCATGAGGATGTAGAGAAGTTCGGCGAGGTCATTGGACAACGTATCCGTCCGAAGTCTCCCTCGATTTGGTTTCCCGAGGTTCCTTGGCTCGACCAGTCATCCCACAAGTATGTCGAAGACTAGCGCAATCCAGCCCCGATTCCCGATCTTCGTGCCCACACTCAGCCGTGCTGATTCCCGGCTAACTATAAAGGCGCTGCAGAGGATGGGCATAGCGAAGTGGTTCGCCGTAGTCGAGCCACAAGAGTACGAGTCATATGCCGCCGTGATCCCGGCAGAGCACATACTCGTCCTTGATTTAGCCTACAAGGAACGCTACGCGACGCTAGACGATCTTGGCCTGAGCAAGAGCGTCGGACCCGGCGCGGCACGTAACTTCATTTGGGATACAGCGATCCAGATGGGTTACGAATGGCATTGGGTGATGGATGACAACATCCAGTCGTTTTACAGAATGACCGACAATGCCAGGCATGAGGTTTTATCCGGTGCTTTCTTCCGCGCCATGGAAGACTTCGTACTTCGTTACGACAACATCGCAATGGCCGGGCCGAATTACGACATGTTTGTCCCTCGGAAACAGAAGCACCCGCCACTTATCTTCAACACGAGAATCTATAGCTGTAACCTGATCCGTAATGATGTTCCGTTCCGTTGGCGCGGTCGTTACAACGAAGACACGATCCTCAGTCTTGACATGCTTACTGCTGGGTGGTGCACCGTGCAATTTAACGCATGGCAGCAGAAGAAAGTCCGCACCCAAGTAATGAAGGGTGGAAATAACAAAGTCTTCTACAGCCTCGAAGGCACAACGCCGAAGTCACAGATGTTAGTTGATGCCTATCCAGAATATGCGCGGCTCGTTCACAAGTTCGGGCGCGATCATCACCACGTTAACTACCGGCCATTCCGCACGAACAAGCTGATTCGCAAACCAGACGCAGAGATTCCGACCCACGCCGAGTACGGCATGAAGTTACGAGAAGTTGTGAACAAAGATGCCCGGAAGACGACCGAAACCGACGCAGCTTAAAGAGCTTTCCGGTAACCCCGGCCATCGCCCACTGAACCGCAACGAACCCCAGCCTACGGGCACCCCGAAGTGCCCGGCCCACTTAGACAAAGAAGCAAAAGCCGAATGGCGACGTATCTCTAAAGAGCTCGCAGCTATGGGCCTGCTCACTTCCGTAGATCGCGCCGCGCTAGCAGCTTACTGCCAGACATACTCCCGATGGGCCAAAGCTGAGACGAACATCGCGCAGTATGGCTCAGTGCTAAAGTCTCCGAAGTCAGGCTTCCCTATTGCGAACCCCTACGTCGGCATTGCGAATCGGGCGCTGGATCAGATGCGCAAGTTTGCAGTTGAGTTTGGACTTACCCCCGCCTCACGTTCCCGCCTAAGCATCCAGACCGCGCCGTCTGCCGATCCTTTCGAGACCTTCATGTCCGAACTTATGGACGACAACCCCGCAGATGAGTTTGACGAGACAAGCGCCGACAGCACACGAGTACGCGAAGAACGTCCTGAGCGGGAAGATTCCGGCGTGCAAGTGGATTAAGCTCGCGTGTCAGCGACACCTTGACGATCTAAAACAATCTCAGTCACCTACGTTTTCGTACAGGTTCGACTCGGCTAAGGCCGAGCGTGCTCTGTTCTTCATTTCGAGTCTGCCGCACGTCAAGGGCAAGTGGGCCGCTAAGCACGAAAGATTGCGGCTGCAGCCGTGGCAAGTCTTCATCGTTGCCAGCATATTCGGCTGGGTTCATAAAGAGACGGGTCTGCGTCGGTTCCGAGAGGCCTACGTATGCGTGCCCCGAAAGAACGGCAAGTCGCCGCTGGCTGCTGGAATCGCGTTGTATATGCTAGCCGCTGATGGCGAACATGGCGCTGAGGTCTACTGCGGTGCTACCACCCAACAGCAGGCGTGGGAAGTCTTTCGTCCTGCCAAGACAATGGCTGAGCAATTCCCGCAGCTCACTAGCTCATTCGGTATCGACGTCGGCGCGCGTGCGCTGACGGTTCCGGCAACCGCTTCCCGATTCCTTCCTGTTATAGGCAAGCCCGGTGACGGTGCTTCGCCATCCTGCGGGATAGCAGACGAATACCACGAAGCAGACACCGCCGATCTGTACGATACATTGAAGACCGGCATGGTTGGCCGCGATCACCCTTTGCTTTTGGTCATTACGACGGCTGGGTTCAATACCGCTTCACCCTGTTATTCCCTGCAGCTAGAAGCGCAGAAAGTTCTCGAAGGTGCGCTGGAGAATGAGCGCCTTTTCGCCGTCATTTACACGATTGACGCTGAGGACGATTGGTCGTCCGAAGAAGCTCTACGGAAGGCAAATCCGAATTATGGCATCAGCGTAGATGCCGATACGCTGCGACACGACCAGAAGATCGCGCTGAGCAATCCGGCAAAGGCATCAGTCTTTCGCACCAAACATCTTTGTGAATGGATGAACGCCGCCGTCGGCTGGATGAACATGCGGTCCTGGAACAAGGTTGCCGATGACCAGCTCAAGCCTGAAGACTTCACGGGTTGCGACTGCTTTCTTGGACTCGACCTATCATCGAAGATAGACATCGCGGCGAAGCTCCTGCTTTTCCGTAAAGAGCATGAAGGAAAGGACCACTACTACGCCTTTCCGACGCTCTATCTGCCAGAAGAACGAGCACTCGCACCAGAGTATCAGCACTACCAGAAATGGGTCGCTGAAGGTCATCTCGTTGCGACCGATGGCACCGCCATCGACTACTCGCGAATCGAAGCCGACATCCTGGCCGACATCCAGAAGTTTCACCCGCGTGAGTTGGCCTTCGATCCATGGAACGCGACGGACATCACGCAGCGACTAAACGCTAAGACAAGCATTGCCCTTGCCGAGATTCCACAGAACGTTCGTAACCTTTCAAACCCCATGAAGGAACTGGAAGCCTTGGTTCTCTCTGGAAGGTTCCATCATACGGCGAATCCAGTCTTCACATGGATGGCCTCGAACGTAGTAGCTCGCGTCGATGCGAACGGTAACGTCTTTCCGCGCAAAGAGACTACGGACAATAAGATAGACGGCATCGTTGCCACGCTTGATGCCCTCGCACGCGCGCTCGTTTCTGAGCCCGTTACACCATCTGAACCACTCGGCCGGATGATTTTCCTCTAAGGATCGAAATGCCTTTTCAACGCCTCAATCTTCAAGCACCGGAGCGGCGTGCCAACGCCTTTGAGAATCCGTCGATTCCCCTCAGTGCAGCGTTTCTATCTATAGGCCTCGGCTCTAATACAGAGTCTAACGAAGTCGTAAATGAAATCTCAGCGCTGGGTGTGCCGACTGTACTTGCATGCGTTCGCATACTCTCCGAGGGCATCGGCGCTTTGCCGATGCGCGTGTACGAGGAACTTGAACGCGGTCGCCGCCCTGCCAAGCAGCACTACCTTTATTACCTTCTCGCGCAAGAAGCGAATCCGGAAATGAGCGCAATTACGTTCGTCACCACGATGGCGACACACGCGGTGCTCTGGCAAAATGCCTATGCAGAAATTGAGCGCGGTGCTGATGGCAGGCCCATTGCATTCTGGCCCCGTGCGCCATGGCGCACAAAGCCAGTTCGCTCCAACGGTCGGTTGATGTTTGTCACGACCGATACACCGAACGGAGCAGAGCGTCAGATTGATCCGGCAAACATGCTGCACATCGTCGGTTTCTCTCTGGAAGGGTTGCAAGGCTCATCGCTGATTACCCATGCCCGACAAGGCCTCGGCCTGGCACTGATCGCAGCCAAGTTCGGCGGTCGATTCTACTCGAACGGTGCTCGCCCTGGCTTCCTGCTGAAGACTGATCACAAACTCTCGCCTGAAGATGTAACGAATCTCAGGCTGGACTTTGAGGCACTAACCACAGGTAGTAACGCATGGCGTACTGCTGTTCTTCCGCAAGGCATATCAATCGAGCCTGCGCAGAAAGACCCGAGCGCCCTCGATCAGTACGTTGCAACACGGAAGTTCGAGCGGGAAGAGATCGCCGCTTATTTCCGCGTGCCCGGATACATGGTAGGCGCTGCTGAAAAGGCATTGAAGTCTTCCATCGAAGCGCAGAACATGGAATTCCTAACGTACTCTCTGCGGCCCTGGTTGGAACGATTCACTCAGGAGTTCAATCGAAAGCTCCTTCCACCGATGGGAAGAGCATCGGGTAAGTTCTCCGTGGACTTCTACGTTGACGCACTTCTTGCCGTCGATAAGAGTACGCGTTACACCTGTTACACGCAGGGCCGCAATGGTGGATGGTTGTCCATTAACGACATCCGAGAACTGGAAGGTTACGAACCTATCGATGGCGGTGATGACTATCTGCAGCCGCTTAACATGGAGACTGTTACGACCGAGGCTGAGCCGGTGGAAACCGACGAGGAGCCGGTCGCGGACACTACGAGTCGAGCAAAGCAGCTGTTCATGCCGGTATTGCGGGATGCAATTAACCGATTGAAACATCGTGCAGTAAGGGACAGTGACGCGATACGCCGTACATTGCAGCCTGTTTGCCTGTCAGTCTGCTCGTATTTCCGATCCAGCGGCGATCCCGGCGAGGCCGAGACCAAAGCGGTTGACAAGTATCTTTCCGGCGTTGAGTCCCGCTGCAGTAAGTGGCCAGACGATCCGACGGCCGATGAACTCAACAAACTCATGAAGGCGATAGTCTTCGCTATTGAATCTGACAAGGCCGAGAGCCGAGCAAAGGAATTGCTTAATGCCGAATAACACCAAGGAAGTACGCGCACTCCGCGCGAAGGAAATCCGAGTTGCAAAGGCCGAAGATGGTTCTCGCACTCTGTCCGGCATCGTGACCTACAACACACCGTCGGTTGACTTGGGCGGCTTCACTGAGATTCTCGCTCCTGGCTGTTTCTCCGATTCCATCACCGGCGACGTACTGATGCTCCGCGATCACGATACGACTCTGCTCATGGGCCGCACGAAGAGCGGCACGTTGAAACTAGCCGACACCGCCGATGGTTTGCAGTTTGACTGCCTGTTGCCCAACACGACCAGCGGCAATGACCTCGCGGAATCCGTAAATCGTGGAGACCTTGACGGTTGCTCCTTCGGATTCATTACGCTTGATGATAGCTGGGCAGCATCAGATACCGAGACAGTCCGCACGATAACGAAAGCCGAACTGCTGGAAGTAAGTCCCTGTTCGTGGGCGGCTTATCCCGCCAATTCCGTGTCGTTGCGTTCTTGCCCCGCTGAGCTGCGGAGCGCCATCGCGCAACGCAATGATCCGGAGGCTGACTCCAACGAAGATGGCACGGCAGACGCGTGTAAGTGTCAATGTGATCCCTGCCTGAACGGTAACTGTGCCGATTGTACTGACGACCCTTGCGATTGCGAAGGTTGCACATGCAATGAGCATCGATGCCTGCGTGCCATGCAGCGTCTAGTCTTCCGTCCCTAAAACACAAGTTCGGATTCGGTAGCGCCCGAGCGCAGCCCTTGAATGGGCAGGCCACCGAGTCATGCTGTAAAGCCTACCGCACCGCTCCTCGTCGGAGTCCCGCCGCGTAAGCCTGCAACACAAATCCCCACATAAGGAATTAACTGTTATGCCTTGCATCGCAGACCTGCGTACCCAGTACGCCCAGCTCCGCCAGGAGAGCACCGCACTTATCAACGGCGCGGAAAAGATCACCAGCGAGATTCGCACGAAGTTCGAGGCGATGATTGCCGATGCCGATAACGTCGCCGCCGTTATCAGCCAGATGGAAAAGGAAGAGCGCACCGCCGCTGAGAATCGTGGCCGCAACCTCCAGCTCCCGAACGTCGGCGAACACAGCCCGGCTAATGCCGATGCCGAGACCCGCAGCCGCGAAGTGAAAGCCAGTTTCCGCAGCTGGATGCGCTCGGGCGCAGTCGAGACCCGCGACCTGTCCGGCGCGTCCACTTCCGTGCTCGTCCCTCAGGACTTCGATAAGCAGCTGATCGAAGCGAAGAAGAGTTACGGTGAGTTGGTCAACATCGTGGACACGATGGAGACCGAAGACCAGAAGCCGATGCGCATCGTCCTCGACAACGACTGTGCGAACGGACTGGTTGCCGTCTCTGCCGGCACTGATGCCGCTGAGGTTGATCCCGCCGTTACCTCCGAGACCCTGTCGGTGTACCCCTACACTACCGGCGTCGTGCGCGTCAGCCTGGATGTTCTGAACAGCTCGGGCTTCGACGTTGACTCGTGGGTCAAAGACCGCTTCGGCGTCCGGTACTTCCGCGGTCTAAGCAACCTGATTTACAACGGCGATACCAACATCACTGGCCTTGCGCAGACCTACACTTCGGGCGCAACCAGTAAGACCGCAGGAACGCTGGCGTATGCGGATCTCGTGTCGCTGGCGGCTACTGTCGATCCTGCCTATGCATCGCAGGGCGTGTTTGCCGTGAACAACAACACGCTGTATGCCATCGCGGGCATGGTCGACACCAACGGTCGTCCCCTGTTCATTCCATTCAACGACGGCGCGGCCGGTGAGTTTGCTGGCACGATCCTTGGCAAGAAAGTCATGCTCGTGACTCAGATGCCCAACATCGCGAGCGGCAACTATTCTGTGCTGTTCGGTTCCTTCAAGGACGCGTACGTGCTACGCACGATCAAGGCAGGCTTGAGCATTAATGCGATGCGCGAGCGCTACCTTCCAAGCTACGAGATCGGCTTTGTCGGTTTCGCTTCCGTTGGTGGCATCACGAAGAACGCAGGCGTCAGCCCGCTGTCCGCTCTGAAGATTCAGTAGTCCACCTTCAGGCAGGGAGCCCCGCCGGTTGGCGAGGCTCCTACTTTCATATTCCATGCAGATTCGAACGATTCAAGCATTTGCCTACCCGGCTATCTCTTCCGTGCTTGCTATTCCGCGCGGCACCGAGCTGGATATTCCATCCGACACTGCCCGCGAGTGGATCGAAGCTGGACTAGCCATCCCGGCTGTTACCCGCGTGGTAGAGACAGCCACCCGAGACGCGAGCCGCATCGAGCGGCGAAAGACACGCAAACATGCCAATTAGCCTGACACGCATAGCCATCACCGGCGATGAACCGCTTACTCTCGCAGCATTGAAGCAATGGCTCGTCGTCGACCAGGCAATGACAGACGATGACGCGTTGCTTACTGCGCTCTGCACCGCTGCTCGCCAGCGTGCGGAGACCATTACGGGGCGTTGCCTGATTCCGAGTACTTGGACATACGGCCTCGAAGCCTTCCCCTATGGCTGGTGGGAAGATTCTGCACCCTCACGTAACAGCTACTCGAAAATGATGTCATGGTGGGGCAATGCGCAGAACATCCGACTGCCTCAGTCGCCGGTACAAACGGTTACGTCCATCAACTATCTAGGCGCGGCTGGCACCTACACGACCCTCGACCCGAGCCAGTACGTAGTCGATTACGCGTCAGAGCCTTGCATTGTTTCTCCTGCTTACGGCAGCTATTGGCCGACAACGCTGGCACAGCACAATGCGGTTCAGATCACGTTTAACTCAGGTTACGATTCGGTCCCGCAGGACATTCTCTCGGCCATGATGATCATGGCTGGGGGCTGGTACATGAATCGCGAAGACAGCGGCACGGTGCCGAAAGCAGCGGAGTATCTGTTATCGAGCTACGTTAGCCAGCCGCTCGGGTTCATCAGGTAACGCTATGTTCAAGATGACACCATCGGGTGAGTTACGTCACCTCGTACAGTTCCAATCGCCAAGCGCAACGCAGGATGCGGCAGGCCAGCCTACGACTGCCTGGACAACCTACTTCACGACGCGCTGCAAGATAGAGATTCTACGCGGCCAGCTGCTCTATCAGACTTCCGAGTTCATCTCGAAGAATAGTTACGAACTCACCCTTCGCTATCCACCCGACGTGACTATCTCGGTCGCTGATCGTGCTCTGTTTAACAGTCAGGTCTATGTAATCCAAGCAATCATCAACGTTGAACAGCGCAACCGCGAGCTGCGGCTCTTAGCCTACGTTACGAACGACACCGAGTAAGCCATGGCTGACCTTATCACGATGGAACTCGATACTGCCGATCTTGACGAAAAGCTGAAGGCACTTGGGGAAAAGATGGCCGGCAAGGTGCTGAAACAGGCTCTTACAAGCGCTGGTCTCGTATTCAAAGAGGCGATGATTCAAGCCGCACCGGAACGCACAGATGGCGTGCAGGGCGGCGATGCACTGCCACCGGGAGCACTCAAAGCAGACATCGGTGGTGATGTGCTGATGCGCCCTGAACGGGAAATGGGAGTGGTTCGCGTCGGCCCCTCAAAGCTCACCGAGTACGTCGCACGATGGCTTGAGCAAGGCCACGAAATCAAGACGCACGGCAAGGCCCGCAATCGCCGCGTAGTCGGACACGCACCACCGCATAAGTTCATGGCACCGGCATTCGACGCCGCGAGCCAGATTGCACTTGATGCCTTCCTGGAAACCATCAACGAGGCTATTGCCAACGAGGATTCTCAAGAATGATCGAAACTGACATCTTTGCGATGCTCGGCGGCAATGCTTCCATCACAAGCCTCGTGCCGTCATCGCAGATCGTGCCGGTGGCTCTACCACCCGGCACATTGCTACCGGCTATCGCGTACTCGGTAGGATCCAAGGTTCCGCTCAACGGCATGAGCCTCGATGCTCAACACAGCAGCCGGATGCGCCTCACGCTGGATGTATTCGCAACCGTCTACCTGACGGCGCTCAACATCGCGACAGCTATTCATGAGTTACTGGATGGATACACCGATTGCAACATCCAGCTCGTCGAGCCACTGAATGAGCAGGATTTCTATTCATCGGATGCGCAGGTGTTTCGTCGTTCCCTCGACTTCTACATCTTCTTCAACGAATAACCCCCGCCTCAACTTCCCACAAAAGGAATACCACTAATGTCCAGCAAATCTGGAATCGGCATCGGCTCGATTCTCTCCGTCGGCTCCGGCGGAACCTCTGAAACCTTTCAAGCTGTCGGCGAAGTCACCGACGTTAAATGGTCAGGCTACAAACTCGGCACCGTTGATAGCACCTCGCTTTCTTCGACTAACTCAGAAGTCATCGGCACCATCATCGACTACGGTGATGTAACCATCGAAGGCAAATTCCTGCCGATGGACGTTGGGCAGCAGGACATCGGTACTTACTTTACCGCTGCAGTGCTACGCGACTGGCAGCTTCAACTCCCCAAGCTGGACGGTCAGACCACCAAGGGTAACCTGATCGCGTTCACGGGATGGATCGTCGAATACACGCCGGTTGTGAGCGTTCAGGCAGACAAGCCTCTGACCTTCAGCGCGAAGATCAAGATTAACGCAGCTCCGGTCGTTACGGTCGGCAGCTAATCATCAGCGGGGCGTCCAATGCGCCCCGCATTCTTATCTATGGCACACAAGAAGACTGTCGCAAACACTCCGATCGATCCCACCACGCCGAAAGTAAAGATCACGCTCGGCGGTACAGACTACTTCCTCGCATGGGACTTTAATGCCCTCGCTCTAGCCGAGAACATGACGGGCATAAATATGCTTGAGGCGATGACCTTCCAAGGCGTCGGTGCCGTCAAACTCCGCGCCCTATTCTACGCGGCGCTGCTGAAGTACCAGCCCGACATAACGCTGGAACAAGCAGGATCGCTGATCCCCCTGCAGACTGAAGCCACTCAACTTATGCAAGCGCTCGCTGAGTGTTATATCGGTGCTACCAACGTTGAAGGCATTGCAGAGGACCGCCCTCTGATGCCGGAGAGCACAAGTTAACTCCGGCTGATTTATGGCTCCACCTTTGGGCCGAGGCTAAATACACACTCGGTCTGACAGATGACGAGTTCTTCGGTCTTACTCCCCGCCAGTTCCACGCCCTCCGCAAGTTTCATCGTTACGAGACGCAACACCGCGAGCTGTTGAACGGGTTGGTGTGCCAGACCACAGCGAACTTCGCTATGGGCGCACCTGAGAAGCCTCTTTCGGCTAGAGATTTCATGCCGTCGCAGTGGGCGCAGAAGCCGCCGCAAAAGAGACGCGTCAGTCGCAAAGCTGTCGCACGCAAGATTGCGGCCATGTTTGCCGCCATGCCACTAGCGCAGAAAGGTTAATTCATGGCTGTCGCATCGATGTCGGTGAACTTGAAGGCCAGCACGGCTTCGTTCGTTACCGAGATTCAAAGAGCCAATGCCGAAGCGAAGCGCGCGATGCGCGAGACGCAGGCAGAGGTGAAGGAAAGCAACCACTCGCTGGCCCTGTTCGGCGAAGCCTTCGGTGTCACGGTGCCGCGCCACATCCGGACGTTCGTCTCTGAGCTTCCAGGTGTCAGCAAGGCCATGTCGGTCGCCTTCGATGGCCTGGCGATTCTCGTCGTTATCAAGGTCATCTCAGAAGCCGTCGCAAAGGTTCGCGAGCTTTCCGAGGCATTCCACAAGGCCGGAGAGAGCGGACGAGCTATTGCAGAGGGCTGGGAAAAGATCGGTCGCCCGCTTGAGCAGTCCAACTTGCAATTGGATCTTGCTCTCGCTAAAGCGCAGAACGTGCTGGCGAAGCTGGAAGGTCGTCCACAAAACGCACTAGCCGAGGCACTGGCCGAGTTGGCGTTACGGACAGAAGAGTTGAGCGGCAAACTCCGCACGGCATTGACCGATGCGCAGAACCTATTTGCTGCAAACGATCACAACTTCCTGATGCGGGTTGCCACGAACTCCAGTGGTACAGGACAAGCACAAGAAATCAGGGCCAAGGCTCAGGATGCGCTTGGCAAGCTCCTGCACGATTCCAATTACGACACGAACGTCTTTGGGATTGGGCAGAGCATGGCGTACGACGCCGAGCGTGCGAAACAGGCTAACCTCGACGCAGCGAATCCTCACATCGCGCACGACTCCGCGCATCCTTACTCCGGAGTGGACCCAACCACCGCGAACAGTGCCCTTGACGCTCTGATCGCACTCGGCAAGAACCTCATGCACGACGTGTCAGCTACGAAAGAGCTGACCACGACGAACGCGAAGATCAAACAGGACGAAGACGCAAAGGCATCGGCGACGAAAGCTGCCGAAGCAGCCCGCAAGGCAAGCGAGAAGATCATCCACGATGCCGAGGATGCCCTCGCGCAATACAAAGCTGCCCTCGCAAAGATGGGCACCAAGTTCGACGCTTTCGATGAGCGGGGATTCTGGAACTCACGGTTGGAAAAGGCCACGCCCGGAACCACTGCTTATCAGGAGTTCTCGCGTCGTGCTGGTGCTGCCGATCAGGCTGCGGTGAATGAGCAGAGAGCAACCGCCGACGAACTCAACAAGACCTTCGCCAAACTGGCCGAAGACCAATCAGACCGCAAGCTCGACAAGGATACACAGCGCGGCCTTGAAGATGTCACGAAGGCCACGAAGGAGTATCTGAACGAACTGGCAAAGGCCAGCGAGTTGATGACTTCTGCGAAGTACGCAACAGCAGAGCTGGGCATCCAGCAGCGTGTCCGCACAGGCCAGCTAAGCGAAGTCGGAGCAGCACAGGAACGCGCTGCGCTGCATACAGAGGAATACAAAGAGAAGCTCGCCGCGCTCAACGCGGAGCTGATCCGCATTGCGAACACGCAGGGGTTAAGCGACCTCGACAAACGCACTCGCTCTCAGGGTGTGAACAACCAGATTGCACAACTCAATGCTGGACATGCGCAGCAGAGCGAACAAGACGCGACTGCTGCTCGCGGCGTCCTCGAAGTGTATTGGGATTCGGCAATCAAGCTGGGTTCAAACGCACAATCGAAGTTATCCAGCACGATCCTGAACGCTCAAGCGGGAGTGAACGCGCAGATCGCGAACATGATCGAAGGCCAGAAAACAAGCTGGTCCGGACTGTTCCGATCTATTGCAAACTCGCTGATTCAGTTATCGCTTCAGATGGCTGAAGGGAACCTGCTCAAAGGTCTCGGTGGCAGTCTCCACATACCCGGCTTTGCGTCCGGTGGTGACCCCGATCCCTACGGGGTATCCGTCGTAGGTGAGAACGGTCCAGAGTTGTTCACCCCACACGGCGTCTCAGGAACAATCACACCGAACAGCCAGCTCAAGGGCTTCAACTCCGGCGGTTATTCCCCGACGTTCAACATCGACGCGACCGGAACCAATGCGGCCGAAGTGGACATGCGCGTTAAACGCGGCATGGCCTTCGCATATCAGCAAGCGATGTCGGATTCAAAGAGAGCGCAGTACGAACGCGGAAGGCGCTTGCCTTCGAGCAGGAGAAGTTAAGTGTCTTACGCAACATTCAATGGTTGGACGATTATCCCGATGCCTTCCAGCCCAACACCATCGCAGATTGACTTCGAGATAACCGATGCCGTCGCGCTGGTTCAGTCGCCGTATTCACTGGGGACGCAGATGCAAGTATGGCCGGGTGCTGAAAGCATGACGGCCAATATCAGCTTGCCGCCAATGAAGACTAACACAGCACTCGCATGGACTGCATGGCTCCGCAGTCTGCAAGGTATTCTCAACGTCTTCCAGTTCGGCGACGGCAATCATACGACGCCGCAAGGTTGCGTAGCCGGAACGCCGCTTGTCAACGGAACTTCAAACAGTTACAACCTGCCTGCTTCTTATTTCCTGTGGACGAAGGGATGGACGCCGAGCACGGCGAATGTACTGTTACCCGGTGATTACATTCAGGTTGGCTATCGACTGTACTCTGTCACGCAGGCCGCAAGCTCTGACAGTAGCGGCAATGCAACACTCAGTATTTGGCCCTCGATTAGAGAACAACCCACAGACGGAACGACCATCGTTACCAGCAACACGAAAGGTTTGTGGAGGCTGGCCGACAACAAGCGAACCTGGAGCGAACATGCCACCAAGATGGTCGGGATCTCGTTCAAGTGTGTGGAGGCCCGTTAAATGTCAGAACGTGGCCTTACTACAAATCAGACAAACGCAGCGCTTTCCAACGTCATCTATCCGGCACTGCTCTTTGATCTAACCTTCGAGGACAACACTTGTCACGTGTGGTGCGGTATCGGAAGCCTCGTGGTTGGCACGACGACCTACATGGGCGTCGGCTCTCTCGGAAAGATCACACCGATTCACGAAGGCAATTCAGTAGAGGCCAAGGGCATCACGCTTACGCTCTCCGGCCTCGACCCTTCGTGGCTTCCGGAATCCATCTCGGAGATCAATCAAGCATCGCGGGCCAAGGTCTGGTTTGCCTTCCTGAACCCGAATGCAACGAGCACGGCAACGCTTGTTATCGACTCTCCCATTTGCATCTTCAGTGGCGTTATGGACGGCCCGAAGATTGACATCGATACACGCACTGCCACGATCAGCATTGATGTAGAAACGAAGCTCGTCGAACTCAATCGCTCTCGCGGTGGCCGTTACACCTCACAAGATCAGCGTAGCCGGTATCCGAACGATGCCAGCCTTGATTACGTATCGCTGAACGCGGATCAATGCCTCATCTGGAAGAGCTAACACTAATATGCGAATCGACCATTGGGAGATCGCTCTCGAACGCTACATCGTAGAGCATACGAACACCCCATTCGACTATGGAACCTTCGACTGCGCTCTATTCGCTGCGGGTTCCGTCCTGGCAATTACCGGCATAGACATCGCGGCTGACTACCGAACTAGATACAGCACGGAGGACGAAGCCCGAGCCATCCTCGCAGAGGTGACCGGAGCGCCCGACGCGACGGTAGAGACCTCTTTGGATGATGCAGCAACTAAGTTTGACTTTATCTCTGCGTTACCCTCGGTCTACTTCGCACAGCGCGGCGATGTGATCAGCCTGAAGGTTGACGGCTCCCCCTCGCTTGGCATCGTCGCACTCGATGGCAAGCACGCGCTATTCATCGGAGAGGGCTCACTGCTCAGACTCCCCATCTCAAAGTGCAATCGCGCTTGGCGCATCGGATAGACAAATGGGAAAGATTATCGGAGAAGTAGCACTGGTCGCGGGCGCTGTCGCTCTGGATGTGTTTGCACCCGCAGTCGGAACTTTCCTAACGAATGAAACGTTCGCGTTCGTAACTGCTGGCATGGTTCAGTCGGCCGCAATGTCCATCGGGATGATGGGCGCCGGAATGGTAATGTCGTCCATTGCCTCAGCCATTCAAGGCGGGGGTGTCTCCACATCGCAGAGTGTTCAGAACCCATCTGCACCTCGTGTCACGATCTACGGTCAGACCCGCGTAAATGGCGTCAAAATCTATCAATCGACGATCAATTACACATATAACCAAGTCGTCGCGTGGGCCTCGCATCCTTGTCAGAGTGTCGATTACATCTATCTCGACGGCCGCGAAGTGTACTTCACAGGCAACGGGCATAACGCTGTTGCTGGTGCATCGGGATTCTGTGATGAAGCTAGTCACACCGACCCCGCAGGAAACAGTTACAACTTCTACGCATCAAGCGGCAACTATCACGTTTACGCACAGAACGCGCTCGGCTCAACCAGCGGCAACTCGCTGACCCTTACTACAGGCACGGGCAGCCCAAGCGGGGACGGGCTTGTCTATGCCGATTCCAAGTGGACGAGCAGCTGCACGTTGAACGGTATCTGCGCGACCTATGTCGCGGCTACGAGCAACGCGAACATGTTCTCGAACTTCCCGCAGGTAAAAGCTGCTGTCAAGGGAAAGAACAACATATATGATCCGCGCCTCGGGGCACTGAACTCTGACGGGAGCGTCAACTCCGCGTACTGTCAGTGGACGGACAATGCGGCGCTGATCATCGCGGATTTCCTGACGAACAGCGACTATGGTTTCGGGTTCTCGTGGAGTGAGATCGACACCACGCAGCTGATCGCAGCCGCGAACATTTGTGATCAGCCTGTTGCCCTGGCAACCGGCAAGCTCGGAACATGGACCGCTAATAACAGGTACACCATCGGGCAGACGATTGTTGATAGTAATGGCCGCCAGCAGACCGTGCAAGGCTATTACAACAACGGAACCGCGCAGGCGACCTCGGGCAGCTCTGCGCCGACGTGGCAGACCTCGGCCGGACAGATCACTTACGACCACCAGATCATGTGGGCAGCTGGTGTTGTTGGAAGCAGCCTAACGGAAAAGCAATACACCATCAATGGATCATTTGATTGGGCCGCTGCTCCCGGTGACACCCTGACGGAACTGCTTGAAGCATGCGCTGGCCGCATCTGTATCTGGAACGGCCAAGTCAAGATATTTCCCGGCGCATGGTATGGAACCACTACGAGCTACACCGAATCAGACCTCGTGGGCACGATGTCATTCCAGCGCACGAAGTCACGCGACCTCTGTAATGCGGTAAGAGCAAAGTACATCTGTCCAAGCTATCCGTATTCAGTTGTTGGTTACGACAAGGATCACAAAGACAACAACATCTTTGATGGCCAGTACCAGCCCCAAGACGCGCCGCAGTATGCACAGGATGCGCTACACGGCTACAGCTCAGACGCGAATCTCGCTGCCGATGGGGGCGTTCGTTATTACCAAGATCAATCTTACAGATTCGTTCAGTCGGTTGGGCAAGCTCAACGCTTGATGAAGATTTACCTGCTGCGTAAGCGCCAGATGTGGAGCGGAACCATCACGGTCAATTCCAAGGGATTACTGAACGCACCGAATGATGTCATTCAGCTCACCCTTCCACAGTACGTCTTCAGTAACCAGCTCTTCGAGATCACTGGCATCCGGCACGTACCAAAGATCGAGGAAGGCAAGCCGCCTGTGATGACGTGGGAATTGGACCTTCAGTCCACCGACCCGTCTGTCTATACATGGAGTGCGGCAGAGGAAATGGGCATCAACAACGCCGTCAGCCCTGTGTTGTCTTCCGCATTGAATGTTTCGCCCGTAACTAACGTTACGCTATCGTCGGCCCTCAGTGACGCTGTCGTTAGTGCTGATGGTCTGGTCACGCCACGCATTAACGTGCAGTGGACAGAACCGAACGACCCGTTCGTGACCTCTGGCGGTTCGATCATCGTATCGGTACAGCCGAACAATGGCACTACGACCTGGACGCCATTCGCCGTCGTCAGCGGAACCACAACGCAGTGCTACGTTACCGGCGTCGTAGGCGGCGATCCTTACAACGTGCAACTCATCGCCTGCCATGCCGGTGGCGCTTCCTCCACTGCTGTTACTGCCGGACCAATCATCGTCGGTGGCTCAAACTCTGGCATCTATGGGAACGAAATGCTGACGAATCCGGGCTTCGAATCGAACTACTCGGGCACGGCGACGAACACGGCGCTTACCCTTGGTTCGACAGTGAGTGATGGATGGACCGTCAGCACGCTCACCGGGACCTGGCAACCCATGCTGGAGTCGGCGAGTCTCTCGCACAGTGGCACGAACGACCTGCTCATCCGGCTCCCGGCTGGTACGGTTAGCGCATCCACATGCCGTGTAACCTCTGCTCCTGTTACCTGCACCGCGGGGAAGACTTTGAGCTTCGGTGGGTACACGAAGTGGGGCTCTGCCGTGTCCATTCCGACAGGAGTGACCATCGATGCGCGCATCGGGCTCCTGTTCTACAACTCCAGCGGAACTCAGATTTCCGAGCTGTATCCCGGCGACCTGTCTAATGCACCCACGTCAAGCTATGCATGGAACCAGCAACAGACAGTAACGGTGCCGACCGGAGCGACATCCGTATCAATGGAATGTTGCGGCATCGTAGTGTCGGGAAGTGGAACCTCCACCGGACTTTGCGCCGACCTTCGATTCGATGATCTCTATTTGATCTCGGGAAGCACATCGAGCACTGGCCTGAACGGACAAGGAAGCATCACACCTTCACAACCCATCACGTACTCGACGACCAGCACGAAGAATAGTGTTGGCGTGTCGTGGACACAGCAGAGTGTTCTTCGGGCCGATGGCTCCACTCTTACGCTACAAGCTGGATCGTTCAGCTTTACCGGACTCGCCAGCAGCACGACCTACTATCTTTACTTGTACATCAATGCCACGACTGGCGTGATGGGCTACGTAAATGGAAGCATCCCGCCAACGTCGCCCAGCACCGTAATGGCCACGCTCGCATCTGCCGACGGCTGTATCTATATTGGATCTTCAATCGCCATCACTACTCTGGCTTCGACCAGCGGTGGCACCGGAGGTGGTTCTGGTGGCGGTGGATGCCCTGACGTCAACGAGATTGTCGAGACTGAAGGCAAGGGCGAGATTAGGGCTGGTGATGTGGTTGCTGGCGACATGGTCAAGGGGTGGAGCTTCCAGAACAACGCCGTGGTCTATCGACGTGTGCTTCAGGCGAGCTCTCAACCTTGCTCAGCGTGGCGCATGATCGATGGTCATCGTAATAGCCCCTGCGAAAGCGTGTATTACAACGGCGCATGGACACCTGCCTTCCGCGTTCCCGGAGCGACTCTGGACACCACAGCCAGCGCGAAAGCACTTATCACGGTAGAGGCCGACGAGTATGGAGACCATAACTACTACATCGGGGACCTGCTCATCCACAATCAAATCATCGAGAGCTAAATGATGCAGACACGATATATCTTCTCCCAGTTCTACACCGACCCCGACACGCGCCGGTTGCTTCCCGTGTGCAATGCCTACGGGGGCAACTGGCATTGCGCCACGTTTCCGAGTATCACAGATGGTTGGGCCCTCGTTCAGATGCAGTGTGATCCTCATCAGATTGAGGCTGCGGCCCAAGACCCGCGAGTACTCGTGCTGCCTCTCATCTTCGATCCCTCCGCGTTACCTCAGCAAGTAACCGATGCCTACGCATCTATGGGTGCAACATCTGGAATGAGTCTTGGTTCCTTACTCGCCAAGCTTGCTGAGACTGAGCCAGTCTTCGGCCACACCCTTTAATCACCTTTGCAACAAAGAGGACAAATGAATCTCACTTGGCGTGGCACATACGCAGCCACATCGACCTATCAGGTTGGCGACCTCGCCTTCCTCAATGGGTCGTCATACATTTCCCTTGCAATACAGACTGGAGTCGCGCCGACTAACATCGCATCGTGGTCTGTGTTTGCGCAAGCTGGCAGCATTGGCCCTCAGGGACCAGTAGGCGTCAGCGGCAATCGCGGCCAGCAAGGCTTGCAGGGTGCAACTGGCATTCAGGGCATCGAGGGTCCGCAGGGAATTCAGGGACCGGCTGGCGCTCCCGGCGCAACCGGGCAAGGGCTAACGTGGCGTAATACATACGACGCGGCGATTACATACAACGCATACGACTGCGTTAGCTTTCACAACAGCGCGTACATCTGCATTACTGACGACGTGTCGGGACAAGAACCGGACACCAGCCCGACCGCATGGAATGTTCTTTGCCTCGGCGTGTCATCTGTGCCATGGTCAGAGATCACAGGTGCACCCGCATTCGCCACCGTCGCGACTTCGGGTTCGTACAACGACCTTAACAATCAGCCGGTGCTAGGCACGGCTGCTGCGATGAACTCGACAGCGTTTGATGCTGCTGGTGCCGCCAATGCTGTGCAGACGAATCTCACCTCTGAGATTGCGCGTGCAGAAGCGGCCGAAGCTTTGCTGCTTCCGATCACCACAGCGGCAAGCGCGTACGCCACACAAACAGCTTTATCGGCTGAAGCAACAGCACGAGCCAACGCAGATGCACTGCTCCTGCCTGTTGCCACGGCAGCTTCGACGTATGCTTTGCAGTCAGGTCTAACCGCTGAAACGAGCCGTGCTACTACTGCTGAGGGACTGCTTGCTCCAAAGGCAAACCCGTCATTCACAGGTGTGGTACTCGGCGCTGATGGTTCAGCGTCGGCACCAACCTACTCGTTTTCTAACAGCACACAGTCGGGTCTATTTAGGAACTCTACTGGTGTGGCATTTGCATTTAATGGCACTGAGATATTTGGTGCTAGGAGTGGTGGTGGCTCTGGTTTCTATGCTGGTAGGACAGGTTCGTTCTATAAAGCATGGCTCCCGGTGAGCACATCCTACGACACTTCACCATTCAATCTAAGTGTAGGCCTTGGGTGGGTATCCGGCTCAGATGCCAGCGCCACTGCTGATACCGGCTTGTCACGTGGTTCTGCTGCCACACTGAATTTCGGCAACGGCACCGCCGCAGATGTGAGCGGGACGGTTGCGGCAAATCAAGCCAACTTGAACGAGCTTGTAGTCACTGCTCTCGCAACCCCTGTGAATGCGGCATTCTCAACATCCACCACAGGCGGCACACTTGCGGCGGGCACGTACTATTATCGGGTAGCAGCAACAGATGCACAGGGAACTACTCTGGCATCTAGTGAGACTAGTCAGGTGACCACCGGAACCACTAGCACGGTAACGGTCAACTGGACAAGGGTTGCTGGAGCTACGGGCTACAAGGTCTATGGACGCACTGCAGGTGCGGAACAGTTAATTGGGACCGTATCTGGTTCAGTTCTGTCATTCGTCGACTCTGGCTCTATTACACCTTCGGGCGCATTGCCAGCCGCGAATACAACAGGCGTTGTCAAGTTCTCAACCGATACAGGTTTGTCTCGTGGTTCAACTGGAAACGTCTACGTTGGTAATGGGACTGCTGGTGATAGTTCAGGAAGTATCACAGCGGCAAATGCGAGCATCACTAGCATCACATCAGGGTCAGTCGCCCAGAGTGGGAACGTCTCTCGTCTGGATTACCGTGGGTTAGATGCAGCAAGCAATGCTCTCTTTGGCTTCAGTTCAACTACCTCATCGTCTGGCACCTTAGACACGGCATTGTCTCGCGGAGCTGCGAACGCAATCTACTTCGGTAATGGCAGCGTGGTTGGAGATCAAAGCGGCACAATTGTAGCCAACCAAGCTAGTTTGAACGAGCTGGTGATTGCAGGCTTAGCCATTCCGGTGAACTCGACATTCACCACGGCAACTACAGGTGGAACACTCGTTCCCGGTACATACTGCTACCGCGTCGCTGCAATGGATGGGATTGGCACAACCCTCGCATCCACTGAAACCAGTATCGTTGTGCCTAGCGGCACTTCAACCAACACGGTTACAGTGAATTGGAGCAAGATCGCTGGTGCCACAGGCTATAAAGTGTATGGACGCACCACAGGGGCAGAACTCCTAATTGGAACTGTCACTGGAGGATCGGTCCTGTCGTTCGTTGATTCCGGTTCGGTAACACCATCTGGTGCGCTCCCGAGCAGCAATTCAACTGGCAGCCTGTCAATGAATGGCACGTTGACAACTGGAGGATTAACCGCATACGCAAATGGTGCGGTTTACGTCGGCACGTCTCTGTTAGGCGGTAACGGTTCTCAATCCTTCACGGTTGGTATTAACACTGCTGCGAACACCATAAATCTTGATGCCGGTTCTGCATATTCGTCATCTGCTGCCAAGAACGCGATCAACCTTAAGACATTCAGCTACACCAATACATCCGGTGCTTCTGCTGGTGTGTCGGTACTTCCGGTTTATAACCAAGCGTCTGGCACGGCTTCCAACACCGACTTTCTCATCAACAGAACACAGACAGCCGTTGGCAGCGGCACGCAGTTGTTACTCGATGCGCAGGTTGGTGGAGTATCACAATTAAGCATTGGCAACACAGGAAAGATCACCAAGTACAACGGGACAACCACCGCTGGAATGGGAACCCCTGTGATCGTGGCAGCGACTACCCTTACTGGACAAACGGCTGCTCTATCGCAAACGGTGTTCTTCACGGCCACCACCGCAGGGTTGTATCGCGTTAGCGGGGCGATCAGAGTCACCGTCGCTGGAGTCGGAACCGGAATCACTCTGACGCTGAATGGTGGGTTGGGTGGAGGCAGCAACGTCACATTGGCAGGCAACAGTATTGCCCCTTCGGTGAACGTGGGTTTCGGCGGCACTGTCAGCGGTATGGTCTACATGAACGCCGGTGAAGCTGCGGCATATAGTGTCGCATTCAATTCGATTACCACAGCGCCGACCTATCTCATCGCCGTAACAGTCGAGCAACTCGCATAAGGAACAATCATGGCAAAGCAATTCGCATATACAACCAGCTCAGGCATCTCTCTTCCTGCGGCATACGGCAAGCTCACAAACATTAGCCTTGACGCTTTGAATCAGGTAGCCGTGCTTGCCTTTCAGGTCTTCGCCTCTCAGGCAAGCAGAGAGCAGTATCCCGGCATCGAGCCGGTTTTGACCATCTCAGCGGAGATAGGGAGCGACGTTTACGCTACCTACTTTTCGCCGTCTGTGCTAGCAGGATCAGACCCTTACAAGCAAGGTTACATCGCGTATGACGCACAGGTAGGTAGCTTCTTCGTAGCGCAGAACGCGTCGGAAGTGTAATGGCTCAGGACATTCTCCCGATCATCTTAGATGAACTGCGTTCGCTGCGCTCTGCCGTAGACGAACTCGCGGCCGACACGAAGCAGCGCCTCGCAACGCTGGAAGCCCACGACCATGACCTCATCGGAAACGGGCAACCAGGACGAATGAAAACTGCAGAGAACAGGCTCGCGAGCCTGGAGCATCGTTGGTATTACGTGCTCGGAATCGCCGCCACAGTCTCAGCAATCATTACTGCTGCCTTCCGGTTATGTGGATGAGATTCATCACGCCGGAGCACATGGTAAGGTGACGTTCGTTACAGTCAGCAATGAATGACCGAGCTAACCTATCTGGCATTGTGGTGATAGCGGAGGGTCAGCATGGCCAAGAATGGTCCACTTGTAGATTCTTATGTGCGAATGTGGCCACGAGAGCTGTTCGATTGCGTTGACGAGGACGGAAAGGCAGGACGGCCAAAGCTGGCCAAGTCTCTGGATGTTATCAGGCATCCGGGTGTATATGTTCTTTACCGGGATGACAAGCCGGTCTATATCGGCAAGGCAAAGAACATCCTTGGACGGCTTTACAGCCACGCGAGCGACGTAAATAGCCGCTTGTACAACAGCTGGAGCTTCTTCTCAGCCTTTGTCGTACAGGACCCTGTTCACCGGTCACAACTTGAGGGAATCCTCATCGCGTCTATGCCAACGGCGAACGGAGCCCGCCCAAGCTTGCCGAGACAGAGTATGCCTCTTGAAGTGAGAAGCCTCATGAAAAAGATGAGGCTGGCGAAAGCCGGGCTCCAGATTAAGTAAGATCGCTGTAGATTGCATAGTCGGTAGATTCAGGCCCGCTTCGGCTTACGCCGTTGCGGACCTTTCTATTGCGCGGTTATCTCCAGAGGTTCACGAGCTTGCTTAAAACCCTGCATATTGGTATTGACAACAAAAGCAAATGCAATGGTCTTTCCCCACCTGAGAGAGGCGAACTCCCGATCAGAAATACTCTTACTCACAAACCGGTATGCGTTCCGCATTTCCGCAAGTACTTTGTCTAGGTCGATTGCAGCATCCTTGAGTCGATACTCATGTTGGCAGACCCAACACCTGTTCTGCGTGTCGTACACAATTGAGCAAGCTGCCGTCTGTGCTGGCTGGCTCATATAGACGGTGTAGCTGTTGTCTCCATTGCTCCAAGACAATGCCCCCAATATTGGATAGAGGATCGCTTCGTTGGACGACAAGTCTCCGCGCATGTGCTGAAGGTGATTACGCGCGTCTTCAATCGATCGTAGAGTCCCTCTCAACTGGCGCAGTTCTGGTGCACTCTTGCTCACGAGAGGCAATGCGTCAACGATTGAGCCGAACCGATGAGCGAAGTCAACAAAGGCTACGGCCGAGAGCAATGGCCCGATGGCCCTCTCGTCCAATTGCACCTGCCCAACGATATCTTGCTCAAGAGCGGAGAGATCCGCAGTCAGGCGCTTCAGCAATTCTTCAGCAGCGAGCAGAGATCGCTTTGCTGCCTCGAACAGTAGGATGAACTTCTCGACAGGTGTTCTATTCGATTCACCATTTTCTGCCATTGACTTCACTCTCCCCCCCCCACACACCCTTCTCAGCCCGTACGAGATCAAAGAATCACTACTGGCGCGTGCAGTGCATCCAACCCATATAGCGGAGGACCTGGTCTCTTCCAGGCAGTTGTTGTCCCACTTATTGATCAGTCGAACACGAAGGCATCTGTCGGTGCTCTACTACTGAGCCAATTACCTTTACGCACTCCACAGCGATTGTCATTAGGAGCAGACCGAAAATCAGTGCCGCTGCAAATGGGATCATGAAATCTACGATCGCCAAAACATCACCGCCGAAGCTCTTTGGTTGACTTGCTCTGACCAAATCAGTTTCGTACTTAGCCCCCACCAGCAGCATGACCTCTATGATTCGGGTAAGCATCCGGTCTCGACCGTATTGACTGTTATGAGCTAAGTGTCCACGAATCGATTTGTGGACACTTACGGTTTTGACTGGTCGTTGTGTGGGGTGGTGCTGGCGATGTTCCAGGGCAGAAGCTCTGCGATGCGATTGACCGGGTGGTCGGCGATGCGTGCCAGCAGTTCGCGCAGGTAGGCTTCCGGATCGAGCCCGTTCAGCTTGGCCGTGCCGATCAGGCTGTAGAAGGTGGCCGCGCGTTCTCCGCCGCGGTCCGATCCAGCAAAGAGGTAGTTCTTGCGTCCGATGGCGACGCAGCGCAGGGCGCGTTCGGCGGCGTTGTTGTCGATCTCGACGCGGCCATCCTCGCAGAAGCGAACCAGCGCGTCCCACAGGGTGAGCGCGTAGCGGATCGCGCCCGAGGTATCGGACTTCTTCGAGAGCTTCGAGAGCGAGGCTTCCAGCCAAGCGTGCATGGCGTCGAGCAGCGGGCGTGAGCGCGCCTGTCGCACCAGGCGGCGCTCGTCCGGCGCCCGGCCGCGGATCTCGCTCTCGATGGCATACAGGGTGGCGATGCGTTCGACCGCCTCAGTTGCAATCGGCGACTTGTGCGCCTCCATCAGCTCGTAGAACTTACGGCGCACGTGAGCCCAGCAGGCGGCCTCCTGAATGCGTCCGTTCTCGTACAACTGGTTGAAGCCGGCATAGGCATCGGCTTGCAGAGTACCCGTGAAGTCGCGCAGATGCTGCTGCGGATGCTCGCCTTTACGATCCGGCGAGTAGGCGAACCATACGGCCGGCGACGCGGTGTCGCCGGCCGGACGATCATCGCGAACATACGTCCACAGCCGCCCGGTCTTCGTCTTGCCGTTGCCGGGAGCCAGTACCGGGACAGGCGTGTCGTCGGCGTGCAGCTTGTTGCCGCCGAGCACATAACGGCGAAGCGCCTCCACCAGCGGCTGCACCAGACGGCTGGATGCGCCAACCCAGTCGGCCAGCGTCGAGTCTTCCAGATCGACGCCCTCGCGAGCGTAGATCGCGTTCTGGCGATGCAGCGGAAGATGGTCGCAGTACTTCGCGGTGAGAACGTGGGCGAGTAGTCCTGGTCCGGCGATGCCGCGCTCGATAGGCCGCGAGGGCGCAGGTGCCTGCACAATCTCATCGCAGCTCGTGCAGCTCAGCTTCGGCCGTACGATGCGGATAACCTTGAAGCTGGCGGGAACGTACTCCAGCATCTCCGAGACATCTTCGCCGAGCTTGGCGAGTGTGCCGCCACACTGCGGGCAGGCCTGCTCCGCGGGCGTGTGCGTTTCGACCTGCCGTGGAAGATGCTCGGGAAGCGGGCGGCGTGCGGGCTTCGTTGTCGGAGCAGGAGCGCCCGTAGCGGCAGGCTGTTCAACCGCAGGTGTGCTCTCCGCACGGTTGGCTTCCAACTCTTCCAGCTTCAGCTCAAGCTGCTCGATCTGCCGCTCGACCTTCTCGGAGCGGCGTCCGAACTGCATGCGTTGCAGCTTGGCGATGAGCAGCTTCAAGTGCTCGATCTCGTGATCGCGCGAGAGTAGCTGTTCAATATGAGCTTGCAACTGCTCGTGCTGCGCAACGATCATCGCACGCAATGCGTCCGCATCCAGCGTGTGCAGATCCGGCAGCGATGTGCGAGTGGCAACCATGGGCGGAGTATGCCATGAACTCTGCCGCGATGCGTCCACAGCCGCACAAATAGCTGTGCAAATCGCGTGTACTCATTAGATAGCCATCAATGAATCTGCTGTGCGGATGGGGCGGCGCCAGTCGATGCCTTCGCAGAGCATCGAGAGCTGCGCTCGCGACAGCGACACCGTGCCGCTGTCAGCCTTCGGCCACACAAAGCGTCCACGCTCCAGGCGCTTGGCAAACAGGCAGAGTCCATCGCCATCGAACCAGAGGACCTTGATCAGATCGCCACGACGACCCCGGAAAACGAAGACGTGACCGGAGAGCGGCTCGGCTTCCAGCGTGGTCTGCACCACCGCGCTTAGCCCGGTGAAGCCGCGACGCATGTCGGTCACGCCCGCCGCAATCCAGATGCGCGTGTTCGTGGGGAATGAGATCATCCGCGCAGGCACTCCAGGATGAGGCGGAGGGTTGCGGAGTCGGCGATGCCTTCCACGCGCACGATCGCGTTCGGAAGCTGTATCTGAATGGAAGCCGTGGCGAGCTGCGAAATACACGGAGCTGGCTCTGCGTTCGGCGCCGCCGCCGCAGCGATCTCAGGCGTGTGCTCCGCTTCACTGACGGTGACCGGAAGCAATCGCTGACTGTTGCTCTTGGCTGCCGGCTCAGCGCGATCAACCAGCTTGCCCTCCAGGTGCAGCCTGCGCCACGCAAAGACCTGGTTGGCGTTAATGCCGTGGCTGCGTGCGACACGCGCCACAGACGCGCCCGGCGCCAGCGTCTCCTCGACGATCTGCAACCTTTCCAGCGCGCTGCGCTTCCTGCGCTTGCCCGCGACCGGCACCGCCGCACTCAAAGCATCCAT